ATCCAATTATGGCTAAAGCCGCATCATACTCAACAAGTGGAAATCGTGAGGATATCAGTGATATTATCACCACACTAGAACCCGAATCTACGCCATTCATTTCAATGGCCAAAAAAGCAACTGCATCCGGTACTTTCTTTGAAGTACAAGTCGATGATCTTTCGACTCCCGAATTTGGTGGAGTTAATGAAGGAGAAGATGTCACAAGCTTTGACAATAAATCCGCAAACCGCGCTCGCATCGGTAACTACATTCAGAAGTTCCGCCGCACCTACGCTGTTTCCGATATCCAAGAAATCGTAGACACCGCTGGTGTAGCATCAGAGTTCGCAAACGCTGAAAGTAAGGCCGTTCGTGAAATCAAGCGCGACATGGAAAGTGCAATGTGTTCAGCCCAGGATCGTCAAGCCGATTCCGGAGCAGGCGCACCGTACAAAACTCGCGGTATGTTTAAATGGCTTGGATTAGGTGGTCAACCATCTGATGTTCCTGCTTTTGCACAGAATGTCGCAAATGACACAACTGCAACTCAAACCGAAACTACCTTTAATAGCGTTCTTCAAGAACTTTATGAAGCCAACGGTATGCCCGGTGGACAGTTGACTCTTATTGCAGGACCACAACTCAAGAAAGAGATCAGTGACTTCTCACGCCAACTTCCAGCAGCTAACGGTACATTCCAGGTTACCCAACCCGCTGAATCCAAAAAGATCACTCTTTCTGTTTCAGTTTACGAGGGAGATTTCGGTTTGGTAAATATAGTGCCTAGCGTGTTTCTAAACAGGACCTCCGGGAGTTCCACAATTGATGGAGACGCTGGTTTACTTATCGACCCTGAGTATGTAGCAGTTCACACCTTAAAAGCTGAGTCCAACTCCGAGCTTGAAAACCAAGGCGGTGGAAGACGCGGTTTTTGCGATGTTATTGCTGGCCTCGCCTGCCATAGCCCAAAAGCACACGCTTACTTTAATTAATAATCCTTAAAATCTAGGAGAAAATAAGACATGGCAGAATTATCTAATAATGAAGCAGGGCGCGGTTTTACTCATGTATATACCGCTACCTACGAAGACCTTCAAGCAATCGGCAATGGTGGCCAAGCTACCATCGCTACCATCCCTGCGGGTGGTGCAGTCGAGTGTGTAGGGGTTTATGAATCCGAAGCCATTGCCGGCACAACAAGTCTCGTCATTGATATCGGAACCACTGCGGGTGACCCCGATGAGTTTATCGATGCTCTTGATGTGGATGCAATGACTGCTCCCGTATTCAATACCGGAGATGCTTTCACAGGCGCTCAGTCACAACCTGTTGGTGGAACAAATAGTGCAGTATCCGTACTTCTTGAAGTCACAGATGCCGCTATCGCATCAGCCACAGCAGGCAAGATCGTTGTCGGTCTACGCATCGTAGATCTCGGTCAATTCGGTTGATTTAACTCGTTCGTTCATAACTTAGTGGGGGGTACTGCGTAGCGGTCCCCCCACGAACGAACAGACTACAAACAACTACAAATGTCAGAACTACTTATACCAAAATGGAAAAACGGAAATGGATCTCAGTTCATGAAGAACTTGGATCGTTATTTGCGTTATGAAGTAGATTTAGAAAAACATGAAGCTTCCATGCGTGAGCAAATGGCACGCAAGGAAAACAAAGAGATGGGCGTGGCTAAGTCAGAAGGGCTTGGTCAATTAAAAGCCACAATCCCCGCAAGGGAATATTTTCGCTGGCACCAATCACATCGTGGGTGCTGGGGGGACAAGCAATTTATAAGAGAATTTATGAGGGATAATCCATCCTTCCGCGCACAGACCGCCACATGAGGACTATCCCGGTCAATACGATGCTTACCAACCTCACCTATTTGGTAGGGGTTGACTCGTTTGTGACCGCAGAGACAAACGCCGCAGTGCGTAGCTTTAACCGCTTTGGGCGGTTGGCATGGGAACGGGCAAGATGGCCCGATATGGTACGCTTTGAGCAGAAGATACCCGATATCCAAGTACGCAATGTACGCATTGGGACAGGCGGATCAAGTTACACAAGCGCACCGACAATAGTTTTTGCAGGCGGGGGAGGCACAGGTGCCGCCGCTACTGCCACTATTAATGCGGACGGTGAAGTTAATGGTGCCGCTGTTACTAATTCGGGGACAGGGTACACCTCCCCACCCACGATATCATTTACGGGCGGAGCAGGAAGTGGGGCTGTAGCCACAGCTACCACCATTGCTACCCTAGATTATGGATCTACAATTGGAGAGGTCTTACGCATTACAGAGAATGACCCTTATGAGACGGGTAACACACGGGATTTAGCCTACCGCGTTGAATACTCCGGGGCAGGCAATGGAAAGCTTGTGCTGGTAGACCGCTCAAGCACAGCACCTGTCTATGTCCTCTATCGCGCTCCCTTTGCGGACTACAGCGCAGGGGATGACTTCCCTTACATTTTCTCAGAGTATGCCACACTAGGTGCTTACTCCGACCACCTGGCCACCGATGGTCAGTTTGATAAAAGCGGGGCCATACAAGCCCAAGCAGAAGCAGTATTACTTAGCGAGTTGGACAAACTTGAACGCGCTCAAGGACAAACACAACACACAGAATTTATAACTTACGGAACAACATCCCAAATAGGAATATAAGATATGGCAAACGAATATAGAGGTTTAGGACTAAACGGCGGCGAATATATTAACGATACTTCCACACATACAGGAGACTTTTTTTGCATAGTGGCAACTGAGGATACCGTCTTGGCAAGCTTGACAAGTAACATCGATAACATCGCAGATATTTGCACCGGTCAGGATGCAACCACATTATCCGCTAATACCGCAATCTATGGCAGAATAACCGGGGTCACGCTTACGAGTGGTGCGGTTATCGCCTACAAAATGTAAGATGATTACACTTGATTTAAATGTAGGTGCGCCTCGCCCATTAACGAGTAGTGGAGTACCTAGCGGCCCTGATGGCGTTATCCAATCCGAGGCGGCAGATTTCTTGCAAGTGGAAGCAGGACAATTTTTAGCATTCGATTAAAAGGAAATAAAAAATGGCAAATAAAAAGATTTCATCTTTAACCTCACTCGGCGGAACACCCGATGTGGCGGATATTATTCCTATCACCGATGTATCAGATACAACCGGATCGGCACAGGGAACCACCAAGAAGGTAACGGTAGCAAACTTAGTAGCCGCCGCCCCCCAGGGCGATCTTGTCGCAAGTAATAATTTAAGCGATGTGGCAAGTGCCTCAACATCTCGCACAAACCTTGGTTTAGGCGATGCGGCCACCAAAACAGTAGGCACGGCAGACACAAATGTGATCGCGGTATCAAGTGGTACAGTTGACCTAGGCGGTAACAAGCTAGAAGATTTTGACGCATCGATTAATGATCAGACAGGGACTACTTACACGCTAGTTGCAGGAGATAATGGTAAAGTAGTAGTACTTAATAATGCCTCTGCAGTAACCGTAACAGTACCAAGCGGATTGGGGGTAGGCTTCAATTGTAGCTTTGTGCAGAAAGGAGCAGGACAAGTAAGCTTTAGTGCTTCTTCAACTACTATTAACAATAGACAGTCTCACACTAAGATCAATGCTCAGTATGGAGTTGCTAGTTTATTGGCTTATGCTGCTGACACTTTTGTTTTAGCAGGGGACACAGCGTCCTAAGAGATGGCACTTATACTTCCTAGCATTGGTAGCGGAATAATCGCTAGTCCTACTGTACCTCCATTCAGTAACACCTACTCAGTAGACCTTGATGGCTCAGATGATTATGTAATGCTCGGTGACTTAGGAACAGCAGGTTTATCCCTTGGCTGTTTATCTCTTTGGGTGAATACAGATACGCCCATTCAATCGGGGAATGCATCTGCTACAGGTTACCTTGCGGGGTGGGGTTCAGGATCAAGTTTTAACGGATTCAGTCATGGACTTTTGAATAATGCTGCTTGGATACTTCAATTTTATCACGGTGCTTACAGAACAAATTGGAATGTGGGTTCAGGATCAAGTTTAGCAGCTGGTTGGCATCATATAGTTCTTAATCACAACGGAACAGGGTATGAGTTTTATGTAGACGGAGTAAACGCTTCTAGCCATCCTTTAGGTGGTACTGTAACTATTAATAATCGATCAAAATTATCAGGTACAAACATAGATTACTTTAGGGTAGGAATAAATGGTTCGCTAGCTTACCCGACAGGAGGCTTGTTTGATGAAGTAGGCCTATGGAATAATGCATTAACAGCCACTCAAATATCTGAGATATACAACAGCGGAGTGCCTATCAGTCTTTCCTCTTACTCGCCTGATGGTTGGTGGAGAATGGGAGATGACAATGCAGGAACAGGCACAACCATAACAGATCAAAGTGGTAACGGAAATAACGGTACTATCGTAAACGGCACTCAAGGTAACACAACCCCTACCTACTCAACCACAGTACCCTCGTAAGTAGATATGAAAAATTATGTAATTATAGACGCATCTGAAGTTAGCTCTGTGGACTTTGATCAAGTCATGCAGACTTCAGCGGATACACTAAGATACAATTTAGCAGGGGATAAAACATTCGTTAAATACGAAGGAGCTAAACCCTCTTTCTTGAGCGGCAAACAAGAGTACACCCAATCCGAGATACTTACGATCCTTGCGGGTCCTGAGTGGAAAGCTGAAGAGATTATCTAATGGCTCCTAACATCAGCGAGGATACGAATGTAAAGACTCCGCTGGCGTTTTTACTGAAGGTCTTTGGCGGGACCATCTTCGTGGTGTACTCAGCGATGTTGATCTATGCTCGATTAAACACCCTGGAGATGGAGATCCTACGCCTCAAGCACGAGGTGGAAATGAATAGCGAATTTCGTATTAAATGGCCACGAGGAGAGCTTGGTGCATTACCCGATGATGCGGAGCAGAATATGCGTCTTCTATTCTTGGAGAAGCAAACCGCCAAGCACGAAGAACTCATGGACGAAATCCGCTACGGAACTATTAGGTGAAATGGGCGAAATACTTCTTATGTTACTTACCGGGGGCGGTTCTACGGCTATGGGGGCTATGCTCAAGGGTGGGTTCGGAATGCTATTTGAGAGTCGCCGTCAAAAGCACGAACTTGAAGTGGCACGGGAAAGCAGAGCAAATGAAAACTTTCTTAAACTCCAAGCTGAGTTGGCTAAAGGAGGTAATAATGAGTTCCGGGATTTTTCTCGTCGAATTATTGCTTTTATTGGCATTGGCACTCTCTGTCTCTGTATCCTGCTCTGTACCTTATTCCCACAAGCAGAGTTCTTATCGATCACCAACGCACATGGAGAAGGCAGGACAGAACTGCTGTTCGGTATCGTCTCCTGGCCTGCAAGCCAAGACCCCATCACGCTCAGTAGCGGACACCTGGCGTACATGGGGCAAACGGCCCTTATGGGAATCCTCGGTTTTTATTTCGGGCCATCGCCTCACAGAAGATAAATGAGTATGATTGATCGAGTATCCATGACGGGAATGGGAGGCACATTGGCAACCTTTGGCTTTGCTACCCTGGACTCTTTATTCGGGTGCATCGCCGGTGCCATAACCATCGTCTACATGACGATTAAAGTTTACCAGGAAATTAAGAAGAAAAAGTAATGCCACGCTATCAACCACTAGGCCGCATGGATGACCAAATCCTCACAGACGGGGATCGTGGTTTTCGCGGTATTGATTCCTACTTGGAGCCTACAACGCTTGAGGGTGGTACGGTGGAGGCATCTGAGAATATGCGTTTGGATGGGGATCTCGCCTCTGTACGCAAAGGTGTGGAGTTTAAGGCAGGAGCGGTAACCCTTACCTATGCCGGAGATGAGCAGGTATTTGCATCCACCTTATTTAGCGATCCTGCCACGGGGACAGAATTTATCGCAGTCGCGACCAAGAATAAAGTAATACTTTGGAACGATCAGAATAACACAGGTATCGATATTGCGTACCCTGGTGGTGAAGTAGTGGCGAGTGGAGACAACGCAAGCTTTGTGCAGGCGATGGAGAAACTTATTTTGTTTCGTGGCACAGGGAAAGACCCAATGGAGTGGGATGGTGACTACACTACCCCTAGTGCCTTTGCCCTTAAAAATAATGCTTCCCCCACTGCGGGTAGGGTGGAGTGTCCAAGTACGAACTTTGGTGTATTCTTTAGTAATCGCTTAATCGTTCCCCAGCCAAGTGATTCGCAGTACACCGTGATTGCATCGGATCTCTTGGATACCGATAACTTTTACGCCGCAGAATCGCAGTTCCGTATTAATCGAGGAACTGCTGATCGTCTTGTAGGATTTACCCCATACCTGGAGAATCAGTTACTCGTATTTTTCCGCAACTCAATCCATTTGATAAACAATATTGCCCTCACCAATTCCGCAGGAGTATTTGAGATTACCCGCCAGCGGGGATGTGTGGCCCGCAAGAGTGTAGCCGCGAGTGGGCCACAGATATACTTCCTAAGCGATGACGGTGTCTTTACCCTACAACAAGGCTTAGACCCGGCAAAAGGCTTAGGCGTTGCAATCTCAAAGGTAAGCGGGGAAGCGATCCCATTATCCCGCCCTATACAGGATCAATTTAGAGAGGTAAACTATGCCGCCGCCGACAAGGCGTGTGGTATCGTATTTGACAACAAGTACTATCTCGCAGTCCCCACAGGCTCATCCACCGACAACAATAAAGTTTTTATATACGATATATTAAACACCGCATGGACCTCTGTAGATTCCTTTCCCGCAGGCTTTGTAATCGATGACTTCGTTACCGTTCTTCACGGCAGTAACCCAACCAAACGCAGACTCTTTGCAGTCTCCGACAAAGGATGGCACTTAGTCGAGGAAGCTGTCACCGACATCACGGGAACAATCGGGAACGCCACCACCACAAGCACCGCAATAACCGCCAAGCTGAAGACCCGCTCCTTCACCCTGGGGAGTGTGGATGTAAAGAGTTGGAAGCGGGGACAACTCGGATGCGAGGTGAGCGACGGGGATGCGTTCACGATCAAGGTAAACACAACCGACCCGGACCGGACAAACACCGTACACACCGAGAACGCGACATCGAGCGAGGAAAAGCTCATACGCTTTGGCAGTGGACGCGCGAGAGGTTACGCCGCAAATGTCGAGATTGATGTAAGCACAGGGTCACCTAGCTTTCGCCATGTCGCATTGGAAGCGATAGCAGGCGGAGCCAACGCCAGGAGGACCATCGAGTAATGGCTATTACCGCATTAGTCACACGAGGTTTTACCTTCGACACAGGTGTGGAGCTTGACCCTGCCGGGTTAAACCAACTAGGTGAACCAACCGTTACCATACCCTCCATTACGGAAACAAGTGTTACCCTGGAGAATTTCACCGTCAGCGAATTGCCAAGTAATGGCACAGCGGGAAGGGTGGTTTATGTAAGCAATGGCGATGGAGGCAACCCCTGCCTTGCGGTAGATGACGGCACAAATTGGTTGCGTATAAACTTGGGAAGTGCGGTTAGTGCATCCGATGCAGACGAATACCTAATGGCAGAATGAAGGCAGACGAATTATTCAAAGCAGGTCCACACTCCGTGGATTGGGATCGTGTGGCACGGGAGTCATTCCCACTCTTTGCACTTGCCAAGGATATAAAGGATAATGGCATAAAAGAACCCATCCTCTTAAAGGACGGCAAAGTGGCAGACGGTATTCACCGCATCTTTGTGCTTTGGCTCATGGGGTACGAAGGGGACATTCCAACCAAGGAGGTGCAGTCATGAATATCATGGAACGAGTAAGTGGTTTATACAAAGAGTGCGGGATGGATATGTTTTCGGATATATCCACCTACCTCACCTATGGATATATGCACAAGACCCCCACAAGCTTTATCCTGGCGAAGACCGTGGATAAGGACAGCGACACCCCGCCAGCAGAACAATGGGGTACTTTAAAACCCAACGCCTGGTTTGTACACATGGCGGTGGGGGAAGAATGCGTAAAGCATTGGATTAACCTTATGCCCTTCAAACTCCCCTATGTTGGTTGGGCGAGGCAGAACAAAAAAAGACCCATCAAATTTTACGACTTAAATAAAATATCTCGGAGGAAATAAATTATGTCAGGACCAAGTTACAACGCACCCGCACAACCCACCTATGGCGAAGGCATGGCAGATGCCATGAAGGCGCAAATGGAGCAACTGCTAGGGCAGGGTGATTTTGCTGATATATATGCCGATGCCGGATTCGCAGGAGGTAACCTTGGTGATATTATCCGAGAAGTAGAGGCTCCCATACGCCAACAAACCGCACAGACTGACACCGATGTTTTGCGTCAGACCCTTCTTGGCAATCAAAGAGAGATACAAGTTGAGCGTGACCCGGATACCGGGAAGTTTGGTATCGCAGGTGCGGAGGTTGTAAGAGGTGAGGACGGGGAAGCACAGACCGCAGGTGGTGGGAGGTATCAAATGGTGCAGATATCTGAAGGGCGAAACCCTGCCCCTAGTAGAAGTGGCAACCCTGTCATGCCTAATGGCATAAAACCCACATTTGCATTAGTAGATATTGAAACGGGAGGTATCACTGAAAGAATAGGTGGCCAAGAATATAATACCGTAAACGGAAAAGAAGTTTTATTCAATGGGTCTAGTATGGCCTTAGACTCGAATCGCCAGCAAATCCCAGCGCCATCTCTTGATGATATAATTCAAGAAACAACCGTAGAGCTTAACACCCTCCAACAAACCATCGACACAGGTGGAGAAGAAGCAGTAGCCCAAGAATTTACCTTTGAAAACCCCTACACCGGAGAAGCCCTAGAGGAAGGGCAGACGGTTACCATCCGCGATGAAGACGGTATGATTGACCTTCTCGGTGACCGCCGTAATGTACAAGAGTTTACCACCCGCCAAGCGACGCAGGAAGATGTCACCGCAGGACTCGCATCAGAAGTAGGCGAGTCAATCACCGTGCAAACCGGTAACCGCCAGGCAGGGTTTGATGAGACGGGTAAATTTCTTGGCCTCTCCGCGATGGCAGAAGACATACAACGCGGCAACCTCTCCCGCCAGCGCGAGGCCGACCTTGCGGATGTGGAGCGTTTGTCCAACAGGTTTCAGAATGTCATGGAGGATTACAAGCCTGCCACAACTACAGGCATCCAAGGCGCAAGGGATTTAATTGAGGAGCAAAAGGAAAACCTTACATCCGGTGATCCCACGATTACCATCCCCGCAGATAGCACCTATGGAGGCGATGTAACCGGGCAGACCATGACCGCCGCCACCGTGGCAGACCCTTTGCAGTTAGAAGCAAATACTCAATTCGACCAAGAGTTAGGCCGTGAAGGTGACACCTTAAGGCAAGCACTTTTAGGTGATGCCCGCACCGCACTAGACTCAGGACTCACTGAGCGCGAGCAAGCAAATATCTCGAATGCCGCCCGTGCAAGGTCTACCCTTATGGGCAGAACTTTTGACCAAAGCGGTGCCATTGAAGAAGCACAGGCTTTAGTCGCGGAGGATAATAATCGACTAATGCAAAACCGTGGTTTTGCACAATCCGTGCTTGGTCAGGAAGCAGGTTTACAGCAGGGCGATATTACCCGTGGTATGGCACAGGAAAGCGAACAGGCAGGACTGCAACAGCAGGCGAATTTAGCACAGGCACAGATGGACCAACAAGCCTCCGCCTTCGATGCAGATGCCGCCATGCGAGCCGCCACCATAAACCAAGGGCAACAACAACAAGCCAACCAATTCGGAGTAGGCGCACAGATGGATGCTGAACGCTTAAACGAATCACTCCGCCAACAGGGTTTAGGTAATTACATAAGCGCTGTTGGTAACCTCGCGCAAATTGAGGAACAACATACTCTTGACCCTTTTCAAGCAATACTCGGCAGGGCGGGTGGAGGAAGCCTACAAGCAGGGCAAGGAGTATTTGGACAAGCGGGCTACGGGTTATCGAGTGGGCCACAATACCTCAACCCCGAAGCAGGACTAGGGTACATTTCACAGATGGCCGCCAATGATGCTAATATGTATGCCGCACAAGTGGGTGCAGATGCCGCTAGGTTTAGTGGCTTAATGAGCGGACTAGGAGCATTAGGTGGAGGTGCGCTTATGGGGGCAGGTTCTGCGGCTGGAGGCGGCAAATCATTACTTTCCGGGTTCTGCTGGGTAGCCCGCGAAGTATACGGACCCACCAACCCTGCATGGTTACAATTCCGCGAGTGGATGTTTACCGAATCCCCAGGTTGGTTCTTTAAACTCTACAGAGATTACGGCGAACGATTCGCAAATTGGGTAAGCGATAAACCACGCATTAAGTCGATCATCCGCAAATGGATGGACTCAAAAATAAGGAGATAAATAATCATGGCAAGAAGACCTTACTTTTCAGGGAACTACGGTTCCGCACTCGGCTCAACCGCTAACGCCGCCAACCTGCTCGCAAGGGCAGGGGAAACCCAAGGGCAAATGTTTGCCAACATGGGCGCACAAATCGGCGGTATGATACAGCAGTACGGGCTGAATAAGGAGAAGCGGGATAAAGCAGAAGCATCATTTAGTGGCACCATAGCTAGAATGACCAAACAACCTGGGGGGGCAGAGCGTTTACTAGTAATGCAAAATGATCCTGTTATTGGTAAGGACTTAAAAGCCATACAAGAAGGCCGAGGAGCCATGAAGAACTTTGATAATGTAAATGCTTATTTAACCGCAGATAGAGAGCAGGAAATAAAAGCCTTAATGATGGATAATGCGAATCTTAAACTTGCGGCTAATAAACTCGCTCACAATATTAACGAAGCTACAAGTGATGATCAAATTCGACAATCTAAAGCGAAAACTAACATAGTGGAAAACGATGCCGCGTATAAGCAACAAAATGATTTAACAAGAAGACAGATGGTGGAAGCGCAGATTGATTACACCAAGCTAAGAACTGCACAGGAAGCTTTTAAACTTTTAGGCGTTAATCAACCGCCACCACAAGAAGTAGATAAGCAATATAAAGAGTTACAGAATGTCTTACCTGAGCTTAATAAGACTTCAATAAAGGTAAGGACTAATGGTGTCTTTGGTCTTGGTAGTGAGGATAAAGAAATAACTTACGGTGAGTATAAAGAGAACCCTGATGAATATTCAGAAGTTTTGCAATCAGACCAACTGCGTGCGTTACAAATTAAAGAAGAAGATATAAAAAAGAAACTTGCGGAATTAACACTTAACTCTCCTGTCTCTTTCGTAAACCAAGAAACAGGTCAGTCAGGGGTAGTGACAGTTGAGCAAATGCTCAAATATCAAGACGCAGTGAAGAAAAAACAAATGGAAGAAGAAGAGTTGAAGAAAATTAAATTAAGACAAAAGACCCAGCAAGAATACATGAACACCCCAGGTGTGGGTGGAGCAGGTTTCCCATTTATGCCTTAAACCCAAATAATCTCTAATTAATATGCTCGACCCAAATCAAACTTATACATTTGGCTCTCCTCAGAAACAGGTAGAGCTAGACCCTAATATTCAGTATTTGTTTGGAAGTGATAATTCTGCAAGGGAGTTAAAAAGAAATGCTCCAATGACGGGAACAGAAACTGCCATCATGATTGGGCTTGATGTAATTCCTGCTATTGCAGGTAATATAGCGGGTTCAATTGCTGGACCTGTGGGGGTAGCTGTAGGTGGTGGAACAGGTGGATTCTTAGGTAATTATTGGTCACAGAAATACCGTATCTCCCGTGGCCTTCAAGATGATATTGGGATCGGTGAGTTAGGCGCTTCTACGATATTGAGCGGTATCCCACTAGGCACTCCCGCTAAGTCAGGTATGGCAACTAAAACTGCGATCCGTGCCGCTCAAGGGGCGGGACTTTCAGGTGCAGATGTAGCGGCTCGTACTATAATAGATGAGGGAAGGTTACCTACAGATAAAGAGGTAGCCACATCGTTATTATTTGGTGGCGTTTTTGGTGGTGGTATGGGTGCGGTGGAAGCCAAGTGGTTTAGTAAAACTACAGGGGTAAATGTCGAAAAGGATATGCCACGAGATGAAGTTATTGATGCTGTACAAGAAGCCGTACAAGAGGCGGGTGGACCTAGCAACTTTGACCCCACTCAAAAGATTGGATTTTTCACATTCCGCGATAAACGAGGTGAATTAATATTTAATGACCCTGTGGTTGACGAACTGACCACAACTTCCGGATTGGCTACAAACAACGCACTTGGACCAAGAAGGCTGAATAGGCTTGATCAAGCAGAACTTCCTGGACCTCGCGGGTTACCTGGACCACAGCAAAAACAATTAACCAACCGTGTAGGAAGACCAGGGGATGATGCGGTATTAGTGGAGGCAGAGGTACTTGATGCAATGTCTCCCCGCGAATATGCAGAAGGATTACTTAGTGGAATTGAGTCCAAGCTATTATTAGAAACAAATGAGCAAATTCAGAAGTTAGCCAAGACTCAAGATACAACGCCCGAAATACAATCACTGAAGAATCTATTCGAGCAAAAGATTGCCAACGATAGTGAAATTTTCACAGGCGTAAATCCTGTCATTGCAAAAGGTGAAGCGGCAAAATTAAATCTGCCCGCTACTAAAAGACTGCGGGAAATAGATAAAGAGTTGGATAAGATGTATAGTGACTTATCGCAAGAACCTTTTTTCGTCATTGATACATCTCTAAGAAAACTTAACAGGAAAGATCTTGAGAAATTAAGACTTAGTAAACTTAAAGAAAGCCGCCAGCTAGATTCCCAAATAAAAACATCTTCAGATGAGATAAAGTTTGGTAAAAAATTACATAAAGTAGATAAAGAGTTGCAATCTATTGAGCTTGAACAATGGCGCAGAAGGCAAGAAGACAATGTCGAATTTTATCTCAAACACAAAAATAAAGGTAATGTAACGATACAAGGTTTAACTTCAACCTCTGATGAAAGAAAATCTGATCTTGTAAATGATATATTAGAAAATTTGAGAATAGATGCGGGTGACTCAGAGGTTAAGGTAGCAATAGCTTTGGATACCTTAAAAAAGCATAACCTTGAAGAATTGCTTGAAGATGGATTGAGAAATAAAAGATTTTTCTACGGTACTCAGGTTGAAAAAAGCGATGCGGATTTTTTGCTTGATGCTGACATCAAATCTCTCGTCAATATACATGCAAAATATTTTGGAAAGAAACCAGCTAACAACTCATCACACCCAAAACTCATAGCCGAAAAGCGATCACTTGAGAAGAAGCATGGAATAAATTCACGCTCTTTTCTCCCGCTCTCAAAGGATGGCCCATTTACTATGGACAATATCTTGCCCGCCACAGTTGGATTGGCAGGATTTGCCGCTACCTTATCAGAAGATGAGGAAAAAGATTTAGCCCAAGCTGGAGGGTGGGGGATAACTCTTGCGGCAGTAGCTTCGGCATTTGGGGTTAAAAATAAAAAGGCAACCAAGGCAATCGCCAATGGTGTCACCAAAGCTACAGTTAAAAATAACTCAGATGCCAAGGTGCGTGCTAAAGGGAAGAAGCCAAAGCCTGATCCAAAACCTGCAAATGTAACTAATAAAAAAGGGAAGGATGTTACAGACCCAAGGCACTATGAGACACCTGAGTTGATTGATATCATAAGGTCATCACAAACAAATGAGCAAACGAAAATTCAAGCGCTTACCGTATTAGCTGAAAGAGCATCAAGAAATACAACTCAGGGTATAAGGTTAGCCAAGCAGTTAGAGCAGTTAGCTATTAAAGGAAAAGCTGAAAACACTAAGGTACAGGTTGACCCTAATGAAATTCCTTTGGACCTTACCACCCCTCAAGGTAGGAGTGATATACTTACACAAAACACAATTCAAAAAGGCTTTCGGTCTATGCAGAAAGGGGAACTGCTTGAGCAATATTATGGCGGAAATAATGAAGCTCTCGAAGAGTTATCCCGTCGAGCCGCTAAAAATCCAAAGACTAAAAAGTTCATGGAGAAGCATGACCTTATTACCGGGTTATTAAGCACAGGGGCAGGAGCGTCTGCTGTATTGTCAATGTATATGGATGACGAGGATGAGATGATGAAAGCAGGCTTTGATGGCGCTCACCTTTTAGCTGTACTAGCGGTAAGCACCCTGGGTTATAAGGCCGCTAAAAGTTTCTTTAAAAGCAATAAATACAAAAACATGAAGGCACAAGCCAGGAGAAACCCTGACTCTATTGAGCCTACTATTGTAAAAGAAGAGTTTGTTAAAAAGGAATTACAGAAGAACGCATTCACTCCTCCTGGTGCTATTGAAAAAACTTATAGAAATTTTAGGGAAATAGTAAGTGATGCCTTGTCACCCTTGTCTCGGAAACTTCGTAATATAAACCCTGCAATCTTGAGGGCTGTTAGAGCGCACGATGGTGAGGTAAATAAAAGAACTGCTGAGTACATTAATCGGAGTGCGCCGTTTTTAAAGTCCATGAACGGATTACTTAAAAACAAAAAAGAGTATCAAGAGTTATTTGAAAACCACTTACTCAATGGGCGTTACAATGATATTACCAAAGACATTTTAGATAAATTAAATGCTTCAGATGTAATTAAAAAACAAATGAAGGAAATGCGAGTAGTGCTTGACGAAGTAAGAACTTATGCCCGCGAACGAGGTGGGCTTGATGTTGGATATTTAGAAGAGTACTTTCCGCGAATCATCCAAGATTACAAAAGTTTTCGTAAAGCACTTGATGGATCTCTCGATCAATCCTCTAAGAATGATATTGATAGGGCATTGAAAAAATATGCAGATAAAAACTACAACGGCATTGTTGACGCAATTACTGATAGTGAAGCCAGCGAAGTAGTGAGCCGTGTCTTGAGAGGATTTCCTTTACAAGCAGGTATGAGTCCTGGGAATACGAAGACTCGAAAGATCGCAGAGGTTACAAGAGAAATGCAACCAGGGTACAAAAAACCGGGAGACGCATTAGTTGAGTATATTCAGCGTATGGTTCAAGCTACAGAGAGAAGAAATTTCTTTTACAAAAAACCAAAGTCTACGCAAGAAGTAGGCTTTGAGGGAAGTAAGGACAGGATAGGGGCAGACTTAGGGGTTGAGATGGAAGCGTCTGAAGGTATTGCCTCAGTAGTAAATCGTTTACAAAAAGAAAATAACCTATCGCAAGATGATGTTGAAGCTTTACAGAAATTAATTTCATCTAGGTTTAGTGGCACAAGTGTGGGTTCTGCTTTTCAAGCTATTAAGAATTTAAACTACATTTCCACTATGGGTAACTTCGGGTCCGCCATAACTCAGTTAGGAGACTTCGCTTACTCCGTACATTTTGCTGGATTTGATAATACCTTTAAATCTATCTTCAATCGCAAGTTTGATTTTGTAAAACACTTTGGTCTAAATGATGCCAACATTGATTTGATCGGAAGTGCAGGTTTTACACAAGCGGCCCTAGATAAAGTTTTTACGGTTACACAGCTAAAAAGATTAGATCAGTTTGCAAAGAATACACTGATGAACTCATTGTGGCGGAAGCAAAAGCAACTAGCACATAAGGACGCAAGGGCGCTTATCGAAGAACTAAAGCCTGCCTTTGGTGATCGAGCTAAAGTAATCGTAAGAGACCTTCAGCAGAGTAACCCAAACTCTAAGGATTTACCTAAGTCTGTAGAAGAATTAGTATGGTATAAGTTTTTAGATTTGAATCCTGCGACTATGACTGAGATGCCTGGGCTTTACGCACGGTCAGGAAATGGACGAATTGCGTATATGCTTAAAAGTTTCACCATTAAGCAGTTTGATGTTTTTCGCCAAGCAGGGGTGGATGATATTCAGAAAGCTAAAGCCCTTTACGATCAAGGGAAAAAAGGGCAAGCCGCAAGTTTAGCCACAGAAGGAGTAAAGAAACTAGCATCTCTTTCGGCAGTATTTATGGCCGCCAATGCTTCTACTGATGTCATTAAAGATACAATGTATGGTAGACCTACAAAGCTCGATGACCTGCTTACTAATAACATCCTTAAATTAGTAGGGGTAAATAGGTACATGGCTTATGAAGCAAAAAGAAAAGGTGCAGGTTCTGTTGTTGGACAAACCCTGCTTCCACCATTTACACTCTATGATCGTTTTTCAAAAGATTTAATTAATTTATTTGAAGGCAAAGAATATAAAGGGAACCTCTTGCAAGGCACCCCACTAGATGTTTTCTATTGGCACTATCTCGGAGGACTTGACAAGGTGGACCGGATGAAATAATAATAATTTATAGTATTGAGAAATACTTTGTTTTAAATTGCGGGTGGGGACACCCGCTTTTTTTTGCACTAGTTCCAAAGGGGAATGCACAAAAAAATACAGAAAGTGTAAAAAAGATTTGACTCGTAGCACAGATTGTCTTTTTCTGCGAAACATCGTACCGATTGAAAGTTTAAATTGCCAAGCAGTTGACTCTTAATCAATTGGTTCGGGGTTCGAGTCCCCGGCCCGGTACCAAGATCTTCTTGGTGCTGTGGGCGATATTAAAGTTGTATTTTAATATCATGGTTTTCACTTTACATAGCACAACAAGTCAATATATCAATAGGATGCAACCCCGATTGATTGCCCACGGGAGCGGTAATTACTTCGTGCATTTTACGGATATTGATGGCCGTGACCGTCAGATTAGTACATCCACATCAGACCCTCGACTCGCAGAATCATGCGTCGAGGCGATTGTGCGTGATGCTAACCTTGAGTGCGAAACAAGGAAGACCCCTCTCATTAAGGATTTTATTTGGACCTATGAGACAAGTAGGTTACCAAGTGGCCGCCAACCGAGCGATTCGACTAAGCGTCGAAACGCTCTCCGCATGGAAGCGGTTTTAAAGGACTGCGGTATTAACCCGGAGACTGCGGACATTCGTAGCTTTGCCAAGAAGGCGGCTAATGGGATGCCTATCTGCGAGGATTACCTGGTGCGTAAGGGAAGGGCGGGGCATAATAATATGCGTCAAGCTCGCAGTCTGTTATCGAAGCAATGGGTAAAGTATTACAAGCAGGTGGGGATTGATACTTCTTGCTTTAGTAATTGGATCGCTATGAGCGTGGAGAGTGTGCAGGTAAAGCAATTTGATGCGAGTCGTAGTGAGGAGAGTTTAATTGAGTTGCGATGTGAGGCATTGAAGGAAACGGACCCACAACTTTATTTAGCGTATGCATTGGCGTATGGGATTGGGTTGCGTAGTTCTGAGATTCTGCGGTGCAAGTATTCTGATTTTATTGAGGACTATGATGGTAATAAATTAATACGCATATCTAAGCCCAAGAGTATTAGGGGTGCAACGGATGAAGATTTTCAGATGAGAGTCTGCGATCCTTGGTGGTGGAAGGAGATCGTGAGTAATAAAACATCGCACGATGATTTAATCATTACTGCCCAGGAGGATAGGATTACACGGGAGTTCCCGAAGTTTTTAAAAGAGGAGTGTGGGGTTACGGACAAGCGTCCGGTTCACCGCCTTCGTAAGTACGCTGGTCATCGGATCATGCGATTAAATGGTAACAATGCTTTTATTGCACAAAGAGCATTAGGTCACTCATCAGTGGAGATGACTGCAAAGGTATATGTCGGTATGCCTAGCGTTGTGGCAAGCAGGTGAGGTAAGGATTAATAACAAATAACTAAAGGGAAACTAGTGAAAAGTAGACTACAAATGACTACAATAGAATTAAATGGAATGCGAATCGAGCATGATGGCGGGGACGAGATTTCCATCCATGCGGAAGCGCCTAGCGCTATAAAGATAGAGGATTTAATAGGAGAGCTTAGGACTCTACTACCTCAAACTTCAGAGGGATTTGAAACTTCCCTCCATTCTTCTCAATCGCTGTGCAACCAGCGCGAAGAATTAGGTCAAATAGTTGAGCCTGCATAAGTCCGGAATCATCGGACAAATTTTTCACGGTCTTTCGAACCGATGGGGACAAGCGTAGAGACAATGGTTTTGATGCGTTTTCTTTCATAGTTCTTAGACCACTACACAAAACTACAATGCGTGTCAATGCGCAATAACATACAACAAATATGGGATTCCTAGATAATATAGAACGAGCGCCAAGTACGGGCGGAAGTAAAGGTAGCAGTCGCTACATGAAGTTCAACCAGGGCGAGAATAAGTTTCGCATCGTCGGCACCGTGGAAGACGGTGGCTTTATGACCGGTATGGTTGGATGGGGCGAAGACAAAGAGGGTAATCGCAAACCTTTCCGCTGGAAGGTAAGTGAGAAAGCACCGCAGGATTTTGGTGATGAAAAGCCAAAAGAGTTCTTTGCGATTAAGGTGTATAATTACGCCGAGGAGTGTGTTCAGATTCTTGAGCTTACACAGCGTGGCCTTAAGGATGAGTTGGTCACCTACATTAATGACGAGGAGTGGGGTGACCCGCGTAAGTATGACATTGCCATCATTAAAAATGGTGAGGGTATTGAGACCCGTTATGCAATGACCCCAAAGCCTCATAAGAAGATGACTGAGGAGCAAAGGGAGGCGGTCTTAAACACCAAGGTGGATTTGTCTGCTTTATATCGCGGTGAAGATCCCTTTGCGGAAAATGAGCCTGTGGTGAAGGATGATGCCGGGAAGGAGGAGGACCCTTTCTGATGCTGAGGACTGATATAAATAACGATTTGTATCACAGCAGTAAGGAGTTATCGAGAAGCAGGGCATCGTCCCTGCTCTCGACCTCCCCGGCTCATGTGAGACAGCAAATGCTAAACCCGAACCCCAGCACCCCTGCATTGGTCATGGGCGGATGTTTCCATACTGCGGTATTGGAACCCATGAAGCTCGATGAGGAGTTTGGGGAAAAACCTGCGGAGATTGACGGGTATGGTCCGAGAACAAACGCATACAAGGAAGCGTTTAAGGAGATGGAAAACGAGTATGCGAACAAGCAATGGCTCAGTCCATCGGACTTTAATACCTGTATGGAGATGGCGGGAGCCGCATTGGACAATCCTATCCTTAAAGATTACATGAGTGACCTGGACACGATCATCGAGGGAACCGGTTACTTTGACTTCGAAGGTGTGGATTGCAAGGTAAGGCCCGATATATATGTACCCGGCGCGGAGGTGGTGATTGATTTAAAATCGACACAGGATGCGAGTGAAAAAGGATTTGCTCGGTCTGTGCGAAAGTTTGGCTATGACTTCCAAGCGTGCTGGTACCTGGAGGGATTAAAGCGTATGGGGTACAACCCAAAGACCTTTATCTTTGTGGCGGTGGAGAAGACCCCACCATACGCAAATGCCTGCTACACTCTTTCCGCTTACGACATTGCCCGTCAGATGGAGCCAATGCGCAGAGCGTGCAGAATATGGAAGGAGTGCATTGATACCGATGTATGGCCTGGGTATGCGGATGAGTTAAAGACTCTTGATCTTACCAATGATTGGCATCGTCTCTCCATGCAGGAGGTGGCTAAGAAGTTCAATGTTGGGCGGCATTTCGTGTACAAGATTGTGGAGAAGTATGCGATTGAAACAAAATATATAGCAAACAAAAGAACCGTGGATCTCAATGACTTCGCTATGGCGTTGAAGTGGGATGCGGAAGGGAAGGAAGTAGCATGAACAAAGCAGAGAAGATAGAAAGAATGAGGAAGGGCATCGAGTTCACAAAACAACATATCGATAACTCAAACTTCACAGGTGCGGTGGTAGTAGGAATGGCGGTCCTCGAACAAATGTTAGCCCTTATAGAGGGTGAAGACTTAGACGCTGTTAGCAACCCCGATGTAACAATAACAACAGAAGTGGATTGCTCTGATGGCGAAGATAAATAGTCGAGCTAAAGGTGCCAGGTACGAGCGAGAACTTGCCCGCTACCTATCGGAAAACGGATTCCCTGGCTCTCGGAGAGGACAACAATTCTCCGGGGGTTCAGAATCTCCCGATGTGGTGAGCAGTTTCCCGTTTCATATCGAAGCAAAGAATGTGCAGGCATTGAACCTCTATAGTGCCATGACTCAAAGCATTCGGGACGCTGGGGACAAACCTCCCTGCGTCATCCACAAGAAGAACCATTCTGAGAGTATGTTCACCTGTCGATTAAGCGATTTGGTGGCCCTCTTAAACGAAAAATCATGGGAGGAAAAGCAATGAAAACCTATATAGAATACATCCTTTTTGCTATGTTGTTTTTTGCCGCAACCGTGACTTTTATGTGGTTACTCTTATCGGTATTTACCGCCATGATGGGAGGCCAATCATGAGCGAAAATTCCCAAGAAAAAGTGGAGGTAAGGCTCAAGTTTCCCAAATGGATAAGTGATGCATTGAAGCAGTATTGTGATACTTTTGGAGCAACCCCCGTTTCCACTATAACTCCACTCCTGGTGGAGTATCTGTGGCATCCCTCGCGCGTACGCGTCATTCCTCCGGAATGTAATTTAAATATATATAGTGCAGTTTCCACTAATCGTGGCACATCAAAGAAGAAAAAAGGCACTCGTATATCCGAGGACTTTTCTCCACCTCGTAGCATCGCTGAAAGCGAAGGTCTCGATTACGATTTAGCTCTTAGCTATTTCATGGATTGGGCGAAAGGGAAGGGACACACCCAGGCGGATTGGGACGCTACCTTTCGTAACGCTTGTCGCGGTTGGATAAAAGAGCGATTACCCAAAAAGCAGAAACAACCCAAGGAGATGGTTCTCTAATGGATTCTCTCGTTTCTG